GGTCTATGACGCGGCACCGCAGGCGGCTGATGGCGGAAATGCTGGCGCGTTTCCCTATGTCGCGATTGGCGCGATTGTGTTTTCCCGATGGGACGTGAAAGCCGGGAACGGGTTTAACTTTGTGTCGCGGGTTCACACGCACAGCCGCGCGGCAGGGATGCAGCAAATCAAGATGATGCAGGGCCAGATATATGACCGGCTGCACCACGGCGATCTGACGATACCGGGTTATCGCCTAACCCTTTTACAGTTTCAGGACAGCGACGTGACGCGGGTTGCGAGCGGCGCTTTCCACGGCGTTTCCGAGTTTCTTGGTATGATCGAAAAGGCCTGATCGGCTTTGCCATAACCGGGCCTTCGGCAAGCCCTCTTATCAAATGGAGCCTATCAAATGGCAAAACTTGCAGGGCGTAAGGTCCGCATCTATCAGGGCGACGTTGCCACTGGCACTCTTGTGGCTGGGGCACGCTCTGACAGCATCAACATCAACAATGAGGCCATCGACGTGACCGACAAGGGCGATGATGGTTGGCGCACATTGCTGAACGACGCGTCTGTTCGTTCGGTTGATATGTCGGTGGAAGGGTTGCTTGACGGTGACGAACTTCTCTCGGCGTCTCTCGGGGCAACCACGGCGCTGTTGAGCGGATATGAAATCGACATTGATGGTATCGGCGTTTGCGCGGGGAACTTTCACTTCTCCAGCTTTGAGATAGGCGCGCCGCATGACGACGCGGCGACCTTCACAGCGTCCATCCAGTCGAGTGGCCCGATCACCTTTACGGCGGCGGTATGAGCGTTTTCCGCGATATTAGCATCCGGTTTCAGGGCAATGACCACACAGTCACGCCTTCGAACCGGCTGTTGCGCATGATCGAGGGGCGGGCGCGGTCGGATGATCCGTCGTTCAACCTGGCGCGCGTGGTTTATGAGATCCAAGTCGGGCCGGTTTCCATCCCGTCACTGGCCTATCTCGGCGCTGAATTTCTCAAGTCCAGCGGCGCGAAAGTAACCGATGATGACGTGCTGGGCGAACTGGGGACAATGAGTCATGAGGATCTTGTGGCGTTCAAGAATGCCGTTGCTTCCTGCGTTATGCCGGAGGTGAAAGAAAAAAAAGCGCCGGGAAAGCCAAAGCCCCAGAAGGCGGCGAAGTCCCGGAAATAGACTGGGGTTCGCTATACCGGGCGGGGAGGGCAATCGGGCTTTCCCCCTCGGAGTTCTGGGACATGACATTCCCGGAGTTCTTGGAAGAAATCGACATAATCACAGAGAAACAGGGCGGCTCTGGGCGCATGTCGGCTGACGATTACGACGAGTTGAAAGAGTGGATGGAGGCCGGTAAAAGGCATTAGAAGAGCCTTATATCCTTGCCTTTAGCGAATAATTCGGGGTAAGATAGTCGAGCCGGAGGGTGCTGAAACACCGCATCCGGCCCTAACCACAACGGATCGCGAAAGGATCACGTCATGGCTGACACAGCCCTAAGTGCAAAGATCGATTCCGGCAAGGCTAAACCAGATTTGGTCGACGCAAAATACATGCTGGAGTGTTTCACCTACTGCCCAGAGACCGGACACTTGTTCTGGAAGGTTAGACCCCTGAACCACTTCAAGGCACCGCGCTACATGAAGTCTGCGAATTCTCGCTGGGCTGGAATGCGGGCGTTCACTACCGTTGACGATAAGGGATATGCGTCTGGCCGTGTTCGCGACAAGCTATACCGCGCGCACCGCATTATTGCCGTTGCGTTTATGCGCAGGCCGGATGGTTGGGTTGACCACATAAACGGGATTAGAACGGACAACAGGATTGAAAAACCTACGGATCGTTGACGCGGTGCAGAACGCACAAAATCAGCGCAAGGCGAAGAATAACACATCAGGTGTCACCGGCATTTCATACGTTCCAAAACTGAAGCGTTGGAATGCGAACATAGGTGGAAGCAACCTCGGAAACTTCAGATGTATTGCACGGGCTATTGCCGCGCGTAGGTCTGAGGAATGTCGCCTTGGCTACCACGAAAACCACGGCAGATCCGAGTAATCTAACACAAATTCAGAACTACAATGAACCGCCCCGAAGGGCGGTTCACGCATTGCAGCGAGGCCATACATGAAAATCAATAACGGCAGGTCCGCATAATGTCCCGCGTAGTTGGCGATATTGCTATCCGCGTCGGGGCCGATACCGCTAGCCTCACAACCGGCATGAACAAGTCAACAGCGAGCCTTGCCAAGTTCGCCAAGATCGGCGGTGCGGCTGTTGCCGCTGTTGGCGTTGCTATGGTGGCGCTGACAAAGCAGTCTCTTGCCAACATAGATGTTCTGGCAAAACAGGCCCGGGCTCTTGGACTGACCACCAGCGCATTCCAGAAGATGGCGCTGGTGGCCGAAGAGGCTGGGGTTGAAAGCGGCAAACTGTCCGACATGCTGGGCAAGATGCAGCGCAACATTGATGAATTGGGCCAAGGCACACAAACCCAGATCGATGCTTTTTCGCGGCTTGGGTTGTCGATAACGGACCTGCAAGGGCTGAAGCCTGATGAGCAATTCGCGAAGATCGCTGAAAGCCTTGATGCGATCAATGACCCGACCGCCAAAGCCGCTCTTTCGATGGAGGTGTTCGGAAAATCTGGCCGCGCGTCGATCAACATGCTTTCGGATTATTCCGCCAAGGCTGCGGAGGCAGCTCAGTTTCAAGAGCGGTTCGGCATTGCGGTACGCCAGACGGCAGCAGAGGACGTGGAACGGGCTAATGACGCAGTTGGACGGCTCGGCATGGTAATGGAGGGACTGGGAAACCAGATGGCCACGTTCGTTGCTCCGGCGATCGAGAGCGTTGCTAATTCATTGATTGCCTTTGCCGCAAATATCTTTGGCGCGAATACGAAGCTTGAGGAGTTCTATGGGACACTAGAACGCGCGCGCGCAATTCTTGGCGACGATATTGTTGACGCCTTGGATGGGAATACGGCGGCAATCGTGGATAACGCGGCGGCTCTGGAAACGCTGAGGTCTGCTTACGACACACTTGCGGGAACAGCTTCCAACGCGTCCAACACGCTCACGCAGGCCGCATGGCGGTTGGAGCAACTCGGGGAAGTAGAGACGGCTAAAACGCTAGAGAACATTTCAACTGAGATGGCAGTTCTTAACGACAAATTTGCAAATGGTAAGGTCAAGGGCGATGAGTTTGCCGCACAAATGGCTGTCCTTCAACAGCGGGCTATTGATGCTGCGGCTAAAATAGAGGGGATCGATTCAATCACCTTTGCGCGGGTAACAAAGGGGCTGAACCTCATTGGCTTGACGTTGGCGCGGGTTGCTGCCGCTGCCGCGACGGTGCGGGCCAATCTCCCCGGCGCGACATCTGGAATGAATACCGGATCAGACCTTCCGGGCCTTGACCCAAACAACCTATTGCCNCCNGACCCACGCGCTCCAACGAAATCACCCCGCCCGAAACAGCAGGGCGTGGACAGCTTCGGCAATTTTGTCGAAGCGAACGCACCAAAAGGCGGCGGCGGTGGCGGCGGTGGTGGTTCTGTAGATCCGAACGTTGCGAAGCTTGAGAGCTTGATCGCATCGCTGCAAACCGAACGCGAGGTAATTACCGACTGGTACGCCGAAAGCTTGGAACTTCTGAACGGATCGACCGAGGCAGAGCTTGAGGCGCTTGGCGGCAAACATGCGGCCATGGAGCGGCTTGAAAAGGAACACCAAGAGAGGTTGGCGGGCGTTAAGGAACTAGGAAACGATTGGGGTGTGCAGGCGGCGCTAGAAGGCGGTGCGGCAGTGCTCGGGGCTATGGGAAGCATGAATAAAAAGGCACTCAAAGCACAGGGCGTGTTCGCTGCGGCTGCGGCTCTCATGTCCACATACAAAGGAGCGGCGACGGCGCTGGAATTGCCTTTCCCGCAAAACATGGCGGCGGCGGCGTCGGTGATTGCCAAGGGTATCGGTTTTGTATCAGCTATCAAGTCGGCGGCATCGTCGGGTGCGTCCGGCGCGGCCCCATCGGCAAGCGGTGGCGCAGCCAGCGCAACACAAGCGGCGGCCCCCGCGCCCCTGCAGGTCAACCTGAACACCTTCGGTGCGGGCGATCTGGTCAGCATGATGGATTTCGGCGCTGTGCTGGACCGTCTCAACGACGCCGCGGGCGACCGTGGTTATAACATCTTGAGGCCAGCATGATTGTAACGTCCGAAGCGCGATTGATTGCGCTGTACGGTCAAGACCTGACCAACAACCCGTTTTTCGCGTGGGACAATCTTGCGGATCACGCGGTGCTGACCAGCAACAGGCCGTCACTGCCGGGGGGTGATCTGTTTAACGCGACCAATGGCACCACGGCGGATTTTTGGCTGCCCGACGTAAACGCGGCCATTGCGAACTTTATCGCGGATTTTGGCGCGGATCAGGCAATCAGCTTCGCGGCC